GGTTTAAATGTATATGCCGGAATCCTAAGTTCCCACAAACTCATTGTGTTATCTAGTTTATATGGAGGTACTGGATTATTGGAAGATACTCCTTTATGTACTCCAAACTTTTTATCAGCACTTAAATAAACCATGTCTATTCGTGGTTGATAATAACTATAGTCTGCTTGCCAGTTTGTATTAGGATATGGAAATTCCATTCCCGACATAGTAACAGCACCATCAACACGCCTTGGTCTAAAATCAATACAATCTCTAAGTTCAACTATATTACCAGTTGTCGGACTTGTAAATGTTGGAATATTATCATAACCAGTTGCCGCAGTATATGAATCGGAAGAAAGATAACCACTACCAGCATGTGTAAAGTAACAAAAAATAACTAAAATTCTACCAGTAGGTGCAGTTCCTGTTAATTGGATTCTACCATGATCGTAAAAATTATCTCTTTGTCCAGTATCCAAAGTATAACGAGATTTAATATCTGTATCTCCAGCTGCAAGACTAACCATTGTAGCACTATATGTCGTACCACTAATCGTTTCAGTTCCTGTAAAAGTTCCTGAAGTAACAACAAAAGTAATCGTTGTCAATGGACTATGTGCAATAACAGTTCCCTTTGCACCACTTGTTCCACCAGTAATTGTTTCACCAGCAATGAAAGTTCCAGTTGCACCTGATACTGTTAGTGTCGGTGCTACTGCATTATTACTAGTATTACCAGAATCGTAAATAGCTTTAATCAAAGTTGCATCAGCAAGTGCAAGAGAAGTATATCCTAATGCTGTACTACTTGGTGATACAATTGCTAATTCTTTATTCAAAACAAGAGTTTTAATTCTCTCTTGCTTCGTATCAACATTCATAGTTACCCAAAAATTGAATGTCGTATTCAAAGAGTTATCACCAGTAAAAATTGTTACTGATTGTCCATTACCAGCTACTGTAACAGTTGCCGCCGCAGGAGAAGTTGCACTAAGATTAACATTTGTTCCTGCTGAATCTTGTGCATGATAATAAGTATCTTTTACAGATGAACTAAGTACACCAGTTCCATAGAATGTTTCATTAGCACCACTTGATGTTAATGTACAAGTACCTGCACTAATAGTTACAGAACCAAAAGTTTTTTGTTTAGTATAACTTGTATCAATATTAGATGAAGAATCACGAATTGTTTTAATCGTATTCTGTGGTAATTTAAATACTGCTGTATTAAAATCAGTTTCAAATAATAATGCATCACCACCAGATACTCCACCAACTTTACCAACATCAGCTACTCTTGATTCTGTCGATACAACTACAGGTGTTGCCGCAGCATTAACAGGAATTGAAAATCTTTCTGCATCGACAAATGCATTACCACCTGTCATTTTAATATCATATAAAAATAATTGATATCTCCAAGTAGTTGGTGTAGCAGGTGTCGGTCTGTCAATTACAGTTATAGTTCGTGCTCTTGCTGTACCAATTTTAGTATTTGCATATGTACCCGGATTTGTTAAAACTGGAGCTCCATTATGAATATCAAATTCTGTTCCCGTTGTAAAATCATAAAATCCACTAAGGTTATCTATCTTAGCATAATTACCAAACTGCATTAAACGATCAAAACCATTTACATTAACACTATCTCTTGCACGGTCTACATGAACATCACTTGAAATTAATGTTCTAAATTCGTGTCCTTCAACATATGCTTTACCTGGGTCCAACCGTGCAGTAAATTTTGTTGCATCAGGTGAACTAGCAGTATGTGTTTTTAATTGAATTGGAAAATGTCTTACAGTATAGTTACCTGATTCATCAAATGTTCTTCGAGCAAAAGTTTCTTCCAATACAGAATAAATTGGATATTCAACATCAACGTGACGAACACCATTTACCAAACGAATCATCTCTATAAAATCTGTATCATCAACTGATGTTGTAGATTTCTTAATAAGAGTAAGTGCATACTTCAAACGATCTGCACCAGGTGCTGCATAGTTATATGCTCCCTGTGCATTATCTAGTAATGTACTATCATCACCAGAAGCAACTATAATTGCTGATACTTGAAATCCAATTTTATATGATGGCGTATTAGTATAGTTATCTAAAATAACTGTTGTAGCTGCTGCTCGTATAAAGTTACCATTAAAATAATAATAACCTGAATCATTAGAAACTGCTGAACCTTTACCAGTAGCAGCTGATGCTGCAACATTCACAGCTGATGAAAAATCATTTGCTACAAGTCTTTCACCAGCATTAAATACTGCTGAAGTATTCAGAGTAGCAGTTGCAGTAGCATCTGCTCCTCCACCACTTGTAATAGTAACACTCGGAGTAGTTGTATATCCATTTCCTTTATTTGTTACATTAATACCTATAATTGTTTGTGCAACAGATGTTCCATTATTTCCAACAATAGCAGTCGCTAATGCACCAGACCCACCACCACCTGTAATGGTAACAGTAGGAACAGATGTATATCCTGTACCAGCATTTGTTACAGTAATACCTTGAATTTTCTGAGTAACACCACCACCAGTAAGATACTTAACCCACAACGTATCTGGATCACCAGTAGATGCATTGATAGCAGAAGTATTTACTACTTTTGCAATTGTTCCTGACTGACTACCAATAATTGTTTTACCATTTAAATTTGAAGCAGTAATTGCAACACCATTATAGTTAGCCTGTAACTTTACATAATTATATTCTGTATCAATATGTAATTCACCACCAGATACTCGACTACCATTTGCAAATACATGATCTCCAAATCGTTTGAGTTGATTCCTTATTATTGTTTGTTCTTGAGTGAGTTCTCTTGCTTGAACAGCAACCGCAGGTTTATAGAGAACTTGATGAAAATCTTTAGATTCATCATAGTCATCAAAGTAGGGACTTTGATTAAGATTTAAATTTATATTGGTTGTCATGTATTATACCTTTATTAAAATTCAACTACTAACTTGACATCCTCAGTCTGGTCAGATGCACGATTAATTGGAGCTCGAAACTCTATATAAATTTGTTCTCCACTATCATCATCCATTTCATTACCAGAGTATGTAGTTGCCGATGCGGCCGCACCACTTACAAGTGGATTTGTAATCAAAATTACTTTTCTGAAATCATCACCAACAACAAAGTCACCACCTTCTGTTCCCGTCAATCGAACATTCATCATTACATATGCACCACCTAATTCTGTCTTTGCATTTTTACCATGTCCATTCTTAGGACCGATTCTTGGTTCAAGTATGCATCCTGTTCCACCACCACCTGTAAGAGTTGCTGTAGCAGAACGATATGCACCAGAAGTTGATGCACCTGATTCTGTCATAGTAATTTTCTTAACAATACCACCAATTACACTTGAACATCTTGCTGTTGCAAGAGGAACTGGTACTGGAAGTTCTGATCCATGAGAAATTGATACTGCTGGCATTACTTCATATACACTTGTGTTATCTGGATTCGTTGTCCATGTAGAAACAGTTGCAACTTTTGTAGAACCAACATAATCAGTAATAACTTTTATCTGTCCACTTCCAGTTCCTGATGAAATATAAACAGTCATACTATTATAGATATCATTAGTAGGAGATGCTGTTGAGGCAAGAGTAATTGATGTTGCACCACCACCCTGTGCTGTACCTGTATCTGTATTCGTATATCCAGTTCCACCAGCAGTTACATCTATATGTTCCAATCCACCATCAACAGCTGTTTGTTGTACAGTCCATTGTGCTGTACCATCATTTGCTGTTAAATATTTTACGGGAATCCAATCTGTTGTTACATATTTCAGAACATCTGCTTGCTGAACTTCATACATAAATTTCCAACGGTAATTATCTGATGTTTCAATAATACCTGAAGTTTGATTTGTAGGTTTAACTGTAGATGCAACTCCTCCATAGTTACTAATACATTTGTACACATTGTACTGGTCTGTCATTACAAAAAATGTCTGGTCAATCTGGTCATCTTGATTATGATCGTATTCTGTATATACTGTTCCTGATGTCCAATCAGTTCTCTTGACAACATGAGATACATCTGAAGCATTAATTAACTTAGCAGCTATCATATCATTATGATGAATATAGGGCGCTACTGTTGTATCTAACGGAGTGGGAATTGCTGTATCAGAAGGAGAAGATTCTGTATATTGACCCAAATCTGCACCAGACCAAGCACTATCCTTTCCGATCATCAGATATACTTTATTGGATGCAAATGAACCAATAAAATTATCTGCGTTATAAGTTCTAAATGCGTTTGTTATAATTGCTGGCATAGCTCAAATCCTCTTGTTTAATTTCTTGTATTTATAATATTTATACAATAGTTATGTGACTATTCATCACAATTCTTGTTTTTTCATTCTGCGTTGTAACATATTTGTGAATCTGGTCATCCTTAAAAAATTCAATCGTGTAATGATTACTACCTAAGTCAGTTTTCAATGTACTATATCCAGCCTGCTTGGCAAATTTCAATCGATCCACTTGTCTGCGTAAAGGTCCTAATTGTAATGCTCCTCCAATACCACTTGAAATTTGTCCCCAATCTTCATATACCGAAATACTTAAATCTGTAATAGTACTCCAATCCTCAGATGGCATAGTAAGTTCCATCTGGGTATATAACCAATCATCACTATCTGCTACACTTAAAACGATAATAGGTAAATCTATTTCATAAATATGCCAATCTGAATGTCCGGGTCCCATATTAGAACCAAGAGCTTGTCCATCATGTGGCCACGGACCTTCATCAGGCCATTCTTTATTTGTCTGTTGTAATTGATTATTTAATCGAACCGGTGGTTCAATATCTCCATCATGGAATATAATCGTATAAGGATATTTATGTGTAGGCGGCAGAGAAAGTTTCAAACCTGTTTCAAGCAATCCAGTAATTAATGTTCTACCAAACAATGCAAGTCCAGAAGGATGCACTATTCGTTTAATATAATCTCTCCATCCGTCAATCGTGTTTCCAGATTTAATCTCATATGAGAATGCCTGATAATAACTACTATCTTGAATATAATTTGCCGCAGAAATTTGACCCTCATCACCAACCCATCTTGTATTTGCTTCATTTTCATAACTACCAATTAATGCAGTACCAGTTGCTGTCCCATCTCCTTTAGCAGAAAAATTTAATGTTGGTATTGATTGATAATGAAACCCACCATTTACTATTTTTAAAGTTTTGACTCCACCAACACCAGAACCACTTAAAGTAATATTTGCACCTGTTCCAGTTCCACCTCCAGAAATAGTTGGAAAGGCTTTATAACCAAAACCATTATGTTCAAACTCAACAGCAGTAATTACACCAGAGTTTACTGTCTTAACAAGTACACTACAAGTTCTTCCGTCTATCTCTAATTTATTTGTATTGTCAATTGTAAGTTTATCACCAACTACATATCCTGTTCCACCAGATACAATAGTTGCTGTAGTAATACTTCCAGTTGTTAATGATGAAACTAAAAATTGAGCTCCAGTAGCTGCTGCACCACCACCCGTTACTGCAATATTATCATCTACACTATATCCGTTCCCAACATTTGTTATCGTGTAACCAGTTACCATACTATCCAAAGTAAACGTATTTATTCCATCTGTAATAGTTTCATTGTCAATAAATGTTCCAACTACTTTAGAAAGATAAAGTGTAGATACAACAAAAGATCCTATTGCTTCATTAACAACCAATTCAACAATACCTTTCGTACCAGATGTTCCACCAGTAATTGTTGCACCAGTAAAATTAAAAATAGCTGACGAACCACTTGTATCAATACATCTTAAAATTTTATCTTTAGTATATCTTCCATCTGATACACGAAGCATATCAACAGATGGATAATAAAATTCAATTTCTTCTTGATATAATAAACGAAATAAAAACTGAAAAGATTTCTCACTACCTTTAGAACGATAGAAATCACGGAGTCTTTTTATTGCATGAGGTTTATTTGAATTGGCAAATATTGCCTCTGGAATGTCTTTAGCAAATTGTGTTTTAAAATATTGTAAGAAATCATCTACTGTCTTATCAATATTAAAATAATTATCTAAACTACCAATAATCTCATACGGCTTACCTGTTTGTTCAAGATACTCATAGTAAGCTTTCATAAATGCTACAAACGTAGCATGATCTTGTTTAACAAAATCTGGTAACTGTCCTTCTACAAGAACAGATATTCGTTCATCAAACGAAGGATGTATTGGATGATTTAAATTTGCTATGGCCATATTAGACTATTGTTTCTGCAACCATTGTAATTGCAATAGATGCTGTGTCAAAAGAATCGTAAGTTATAACTTGTTCTCGTAATGGTGTAATATCTGAATTATTAATTTGTGGTGTTACTGTCATTTTAATATACGTCTTTCCATCAGATATTGAATACGGAATAAAACTATTTAAAATAATTTTACCAGTATCATAATCTATAGTACCAAGATTCTGTGAACCGGATACCAAAGTCATATAGGTTGTAGGAACATCAACTGTTGCACTATCTGTTGTACTAGTATAAGTTGATCTTACCAATTTAACAATTCCTGCACTATCATCAATCAATGTATATGTATATCCATCACTCGCAGTAAATGCAGTACTCGTCAAAGTCCCTTTAGTAATAGCATTATTAAATTCCATAGTATATGTTGAAGCTACAGCTAAAGTTGTTGGTGAAATCCTCATTTGATATTTTATAGTTGTCTTACTATTTCTTATCGAACTATTAGTATTATCTATTGAAGAAGTTAATACTGAATACCTAAACTTCTGGTCAAATTTTTCTAAACTATCTTGAATATAATTCTTAACTGATGTAGTAATATTTGTTTTCAGAGTTGTAGAATCTGTTAACAAAGTAACAGGATCATAATTAACCGTTGCATCAATTAATAAATAATAAAAAATAGGATCAACAATCTCTGGTGTTACAGTCACAACATTCGTCTTTTTCAGAATAGAAGTTTTAATTGCATCTTTAGTAGCTGCACTAAATGCTGTATTCCCTGTCGGCTTAACTGCTATATAAACTTTTCCATATACTGCTGGACTTGCATCTTCACCACCATAAACTGTCATTGATTCTATATCAGGTCTTTCAGATAACAAGATTGCTTTATAATCATCTGTAGTTGTTGCACGTTTCTGTGCTTGATATAATTTTGGTGCAAGATGTTTTAATGATGCAATTGTTTGAATCTCAGCACCACCTGTTGCAGCCGTTGCCGTAGTCAATGTATAGTTAGCAGATGATAGACCTGCAACAGTTCCACTAGCAGTAAATGTACTTGCCTTATTTGCCAAAGAACCTTTCGTTACCATGTACTCTATAAAAATAATATTCCCATCTGATAATTGTTTACCAACAGCACCATCACCAAAAAATAATTCATATTCTTTATTTTCTATTTCTTGCATGAAGTAAACTTTTTGATAAGATGTGATTGTTGTAATATCTAAAGAATTTCCATCTACATATGTAGCTACTGTAGAATCATTTGCTGAGTTCTGTACTGTAACAACAATGGTTGATGTATCAACATTTTTATTTGGGATAAGGAATCGTTGAGTTGTATTAGTAGAATCGACTGTATATTGTTTAGTAAGAATCTTTCCTTCTTTAACTTCAATATTAGTAGTTGAATAAGTTGATCCAATTGGCAATATAGTTGATGACTTCGTTGTAGCAAACGTATAACTTATTCCATCAATGCTTGAAGTAAATTTTGTATTCTTTTCAATCGTCAATGACGTTGGTGAACCACTTGGAGTGAAAGTAAAATTTAAATATGCCGCGGCACATTTGGCAGAGGAGGGAATTACGTTAAGATGTTTTGCATGAGAAATTACTGACTCACGGAGTGCTGAAGAATCCAAGAACATTTCATTACCAAGCATGTTTGCATAGTAACCCATGTAGTGAGTATTGTATGCAAGAATATCTATGAGAATACTCATGCCAGCACCTTCAAAATCATAATCAGAAAATGTATCTTGTGCCTTCAAGTATGTTTTTAAATTTGATTTAATAGTATCAAATTCTAAATCTGTAATTTTTAATTTATTACTTGTTGCCATTATCGTAATCTCTCTAAGAAAAATTCTAAGGTTACAGGAGTAGGGACGTTGATAGGTTCAAATTTAATTCGTATATAGTATCCGTTCTTATCAATATCTCCTAATACACCAATATCTATTAATCGCACTCTAGGTTCAAAATTATTTAATACTTGTCGTATCTCTGATTGAAGAACAGCTGCTGTTGTAGGTGAAACCAAATCAAATAACAATCCAGTAATCCCACTTCCAATCTCTGGGTGGAATGGCCTCTCAAATGGATTAGTCATTATCAAATTTCTTACGGATCTTTTTATAGCCTCAACATTTCGTTTAATGGACACATCTTTAGTTACAGGATGCTTAGTAAAATCCAAATCCAAATCACTCCATGTTCTAGTATTTGTTGATAATGGTTTAGTATAGATTGCCATATGTTTTAGCTTGTATCGGTTTTAAAAATTTGTTATTATGGTTGTGTGGAGTCGTTCAATAAATTATCTTCTTTTACCTTGTCCTCTATATCTTTTCCAGCTTATTCTTTTCTTCTTGTTTTTTGGCATGCTTCGTACTGAATGGCCAATAGAAGTTACATGCTTTATCTTCTCTCTTTTGTTTTTAATAACTTGTTGAGCCACAATATTACTCCTCTATATTTATAATATCAATAGACAAATATACCTTCCGGTTTGTCATAATCGACATCAACGTGAATAAAATCTTTATGTATTCCCATCCTCTTAAAGTGCTTTCCAAATAACATAATCAAGTTCATCCTAGAAGCCATATCGGTACACCCAACATCTGCAGCGAGTCCTATTATATGAGAAGAAGTGTCACTACTCCCAATAGAACGATTATGATCCAGACATCGAATCCCACTATTTATTCTCATCGGATGACCATATGCTACTCGGATCTTTTCTAATTTGTTTACCAAATCAGAACTGATCTCACCCGCACCACAACCACATTGACAATCAAATTCCTTTGAATTGAAATGGTCTGTAATTTTCATTTCACCCTCCTACCTTAATTTTTTGTCCGCCTGTTTCAAAACATAGTCAGGACGCTTATCAATAAATTCTTTTTCTTTTCCAGACTTGTCTTTCATAGTAAGTTCAAACCCCTTACTAGTTAAAATAAATTCTTCAATTTCCCAACCTTTCTTTTTCATTGACAGGATAGGTTTTTCATCATCCTTCTGTAACATACCAATCTTGACAGCTGCTTTAAAATCAAATCCCTTTTTGTATGCCTCGTCTAAACCTTCTATCTCACGAACCCAAGATTCTACCTTGACCCATTTCATAGCTTTACCTTTAGAACCTTTTTGTGCAGCCGACCATTCTTTCTCATCTTCAAAAATAGAAAATTCACCATGCTCTAAACTGTAACCCAAGACTTCTCCAACATCCAACGCCTTCAGCATTTGAGATGCCTCTCGTTTTACTTTAGGATTTTTGATATCCTTCCATTTTTTTATACCTTCTGCAAACTCATCAAATGTTTTCAATTTATTTCTCCTTTTAATATTATGTGTCCTGACTATGTGGTTTCCAATCAGATAAAACAAATCTTCTATTTGAATTAACAGACACTTTAAAGAGTGTCAATAAATCTCGACTTGCAAGAAACTCACTCATCGCTTCTGTAGTTAAACCTACTGGAACATTCTTGTATGTCTTATTATTAAATTCTACTTCAACAAAAATGATAGGTCGTTTTCCTGCTGGTTCTGCATCTGCGTGCATCGGGTGTGACCAATCAACTAATGGATGTACATATTTATGTCCGTTCAATTCCCACTTGACTGCTTTATCTTTTACTTCTACTTTATCAACTTTCTTTAGAGATGCATTTGATCCATTACCAGTATCCATCTTAGCCACAAATCTTCCACAACCTTTTATCACAAGTTGTTCCATCCAACCACATTCAGTAAATGACGATAAAGTTCTGTTTGAAGGAAACCTTAAATACTCTATAATAGTTTCAAAGATGTTATCATTATTTCCAATCTTTTTTAATTTTTGTGGTACAGTAGTAACATCATAATTATGATAGTTTGCAGCTATCCCAGGTGAACCATTACATTCCAGAATAGAAATTTTTCCATTAATAATACAATGATCGACACCAACTAAAGTTCCACCAACTGCTCGTGCTGCTTGTTTAATAACATCTTGTTCTTTGTCACTAAGAATATACGGTTCTGTTGTAGCACCAAGATGTGCATTGGAACGGAAGTCACCCTTGACACGATTCCTTCTTGTTGATGCAAGAATCCTTCCACCGAGTACAAGAGTTCGTACATCAAATTCTAATTCCAAATATTCCTGAATCAAGAGGTCTGCATTAAATTTTCTCAACGATTGAATAACAGAAACCATTGATTGCATATCATTAACTATTGAAACACCAATTCCCTGTGTACCAGATAAAGTCTTTATAACTATTGGAAATTTACCACCCACTCTTTTGTGTGCATTGTCCAATGCTTTATCAGTTGGAATCAATGCCGTCTTTGGAATAGGTACATTGTTCCGAGAGAATGTAATATAGGCAGAAAACTTATTGTCACAAACCACAACTGAGTTCAAGTCATTTACCATGAAACAACCAGACTCTTGAAATGACTGTAAGAGTGCTTTACCAATCTCTGAATTTTCACCCATGAATGCACCAGCTCTTACAATAACAATTGTACGATCACATTCAATGTTCAGACTTTTTCCATTTCCTTCATGATTCATTATTTTCATGGTATGCA